AGTTTCTAAAGATGTGGGTATATAAGATGGCTAATTTTGTATATAAAAAAGCAAAAGAATCCATGTTAAGTGGTGAAATAAATCTATCAACAAATAGTCTTAAAGTTGCATTTATAGATACTTCTTTATATACACCAAATCAAAGCACCAATGAATTCTTATCAGATATACCAACATTGGCAAAAAAATATAGAAGTGAACCTTTAAGCAACGTATCTAATGATTTAGGGGTATTAGATGCAGATGATCTAACCATTGTTCACGATGGAGCATCATTTAATGCAATTGTATTTTATCAATATGGTACAACTGATTCCAATTCAAGGTTAATAGCTTTTATAGACGATTCTGAAGGACTACCTTTTGCGGGCACCGCAGAGGCTTCTCCAATGACATTACAGTGGAATAATAGTTCAACAAAAATTATTAGCTTATAGGAAGATATATGGCAACAAATTATCCAAATCAATTAGATATTTTAATAAATCCAACAGCAACTGATAAGCTTAATTCAAACACAGTACCCCATCATCAGCAACATGCAAATTTAAACGATGCCGTAGAGGCAGTGCAAACCGTATTGGGTCTTAATCCAGCTGGTTCTCATCTTACTATCAAGGATAGAATAATAGCCACTGAAACAAATATCTCGACTCAATCAGTTTTAAATGGGTTGACAGATGTTACTATAAACTCAGTTACCAGTGGTCAGGTTTTACGTTACAACGGTTCGCAATGGATTAATTACGCGGAATCTAATCTAGTCGATGGAGGGAATTTTTAAAAATGTCTAATACCCTGAGAATTAAAAGAAGGTCTAGTTCAGGCGCAGCAGGAGCGCCAAGTACCTTAGAGAACGCAGAATTAGCATATAATGAAGCTGACGATGTCCTGTATTACGGTAAGGGAACTGGTGGAGTTGGCGGAGCTGCAACAACTGTTGAGGCAATTGCTGGTTTTGGGGCCTATGCATCATTGGGAACAAATCAAACAATTACAGGAAATAAAACATTTTCTGGCGTAGTTATCGTTCCAACGCCAACTGCGAATACCCACGCATCAACAAAACTTTATGTTGACCAACAAGTTTCTAATATTAGCAATATTGTTGCAAACGTTGCTACATCATTTACAGTTGCGGGCGATTCTGGATCCAATCAAACAATTAGCTCAGGTACTGATACTTTGACTATTTCTGGTGGCACGGGACTGTCCTCTGTTGCTGGTGCAACTGACACAATAACCTTGAACCTTGACAACACCACGGTAACTGGTGGTTCTTATGGTGGTGCAGGCACTGTTGGAACTTTCACAGTTGATGCTCAAGGTCGATTAACATCAGCTGGAAATACGGCAATTTCTTTAACTTCTTCAAACCTTGACAGTACTGCTGTAACTGCTGGCTCTTATGGGGCTGCAAACTCCGTTGCTACATTTACAGTTGATGCAAAAGGTCGCTTGACAGCTGCTGGCAATACTGAAATCTCAGTAACTGCTTCACAGATTAGTGACAAGGGCACAAATCTCGTAACTGGTTTGACCGGTACTGCAAATGAAATTGCAGTATCTAACTCTGGTGTTGGTGCGGTAACACTTAGCCTTCCAGCTAATGTTACGATTAGTAATAATCTTACTGTTACTGGAGATTTGATTGTTAACGGCAATACAACAACTCTTAATACTGCAACACTTGTTGTAGAAGATAAGAACATTGTTCTTGCAAACGCCGCATCACCGACAGACATAACTGCTGATGGTGCTGGTATTACAATTCTTGGTGCAACAAACAAAACATTGAACTGGGTTGATGCAACAGATGCCTGGACTTCGTCTGAACACTTAGATCTTGCTGCTGGCAAAGTATTCAAGATTGGAACTTCGGAAGTTCTTTCCAATACAACACTTGGTTCTAGTGTAGTTACCTCTAGCTTAACATCATTAGGCACAATTACTGTAGGTACCTGGAATGGCACAACAGTAGGTCTATCTTATGGAGGAACTGGAGCAACAACTGCTTCAGGAGCAAGAAGTAACCTTGGACTAGCAATTGGGACAGATGTACAAGCCTATGATGGTGATCTTACAGCATTAGCTGGATTAACATCTGCTGCAGACACACTTCCATACTTTACAGGTTCTGGAACAGCAGCACTGGCAACATTTACTTCTTTTGGTAGAAGTTTGGTCGATGACGCAGACGCTTCTGCTGGAAGAACTACGTTAGGACTTGGAACAATTGCAATCCAAAATGCAAGTAACGTTTCGATCACTGGTGGATCCATCACTAACTTAACAACATTCGATAACATTTATATTGATGGTGGAACCTTTTAACTAAAGCGGGAAAGGTTTTACAATGGCTTTACCAAGTATAACTTCAGGTCAAATAGCGATAGATCCTATCTCTGGAGTGTTCTTTTTCAAAAATAGTAGTGGGGCATTAGTAAGTTCTTCGCTGAACTTATTACAAGCATCAAATACTCAAATAACAACAGAGGATAGTGTTCAAGTTTCTGGAAATTTAGTAGTTTCTGGAAATCTTACCGTTAATGGCACTATCGTCACAGTAAACACAGAATCAATTGTTATTGAAGATAAAAATATTGAACTTGCTAACGTATCATCACCATCTAACGTGACAGCAGATGGTGGTGGAATAACATTAAAGGGAACTACAGATAAAACTTTTAATTGGTCAAATTCTACATCTTCATGGACGTCTTCTGAAAACGTAGATTTAGCTTCTGGAAAAGTTTATAAAATTAATGGCGTTGAAGTATTATCATCAAACGCATATATTGGCTCATCAGCAAAATGGACAAACGCTAGAACGATTACTTTAGCTGGAGACTTGACAGGTAACGTATCAATAGATGGTTCCGCAAACGTAACACTTACTGCTACTGTAGCTGCTAATTCTGTAGCTTTAGGTGCAGACACAACTGGTGATTATGTTGCTTCACTTGTTGCTGGAACTGGAATTTCTTTAGCTAATAACTCTGGAGAAACTACTACTCCAACGATAACACTAAATGCAGTAATAGATGATTTAACAGATGTTACTTTAACTACTCCAGCCAATGGTGACTTCTTTAGATATAATGGATCTGTTTGGATTAATGATGCTATTAATTTATCTACAGATACAATAGGTGATTATGTAGATCACCTCAGTGCGGGCACTGGTATAACAATTACTAACAATTCTGGTGAAGCTTCAGTTCCAACGATTTCAATTCCTCAATCGGTTGCTACCAACGCAAACGTTACTTTCAATCAAGTAACAGCTGCCTTAGTGGGCTCAGTCACGGGTAATGTAACTGGAAACATAACTGGAAATGTCACCGGAAATGTTACTGGTGATTTAACTGGAAATAGCAACGGAGTTCACACTGGTAATGTAACTGGCACAGCAAGCAATGCATTAGTCTGGACTAACCAAAGAAAAATTACTTTAGATGGTGACGTAACCGGTAATGTATTTATAGACGGAAGTGCTAACGTAACATTAACAACAACAATTGTTTCTAATTCTGTAGAACTTGGTACTGATACAACAGGTCAATATGTAGCAAACTTAGTTTCAGGTACTGGTATAACAATAACTGATAACTCTGGTGAAGGAATGACACCAGTTATCAAAGTAGCAGATTCCTATACTACAAACATGGTTTCCAATATAGCAAACTCCGCAGCAAGCGTAAGCGCCTATGCTGACGGTGTTGGAAACACAGCATATTCAAATGCAGTAACTTATATTAACAATAGAACATTAGACGACTTATCTGGCGTCACTCTTTCAAATGCCACAACGAATAATGTTTTATTATATAATGGTTCAGCTTGGATAAATAGTGCTTTTAATACTGCTAAACTTTCAGACGTTCTTACTAACAACGTTCTAAGCGGACAAGTCCTTTTGTGGGATAGCGGTTTAGGAAAATGGGTCAATAGCATTATTCCTGAACAACCTCAGGGAACAACAATTTCTGTTACTCGAGGTAATGGTTCAAGTACTAATTTTACGATTTATCATGGCTTTAATACAGCAGATGTTGTGGTTACTGTAAGGAGTAAAATAACCAACGAAGTTATACAAACTAGGTGGAGTACTACCGATGCACTAGGTGCTTACTCAGCTGACTATGTAACCGTAGAGTTTACCACTCCACCAGCTTCAGATGAAATGCAAATCGTCATATATGGCGCAATCCAAAGTACTGCAGTTGTAATTACTGGTAGATTAGACAATTTATCTGGCGACGTGATGATAAGCTCTGTAAGTAGCGGAGAAGCACTATTCTATAACGGAAGTAAATGGATAAATAGAAAAGCTAGTTTAACAACAGACATGGATGACGTTGTTATTAGCGGAAATGCTACGGGGCAATTTTTAAAGTATAACGGAACCGATTGGATCAATTCATCAATTCCCACAATCAATAACTTAGATGATGTTGGCGACGTAACTATTACAAGTGCGGCTAGTGGTCAATTCTTAAAATGGAATGGTTCAGCGTGGATTAATGACAGCGTACCAATCATTAGCAACATTGACGACATCACTGGTGTAACAATTACCGCAGCAGCAAACAAAGATTTCTTAATGTACAATGGCACTGCTTGGGTTAACCAGCCAATCACTCTTGGCACCGATACAACCGGCAGTTATGTAACGTCGCTTGTTGCTGGTACAGGCGTAACTCTTTCAAATAACTCAGGCGAAAGCGCCACTCCAACAGTAGCGGTTGATACCACAATAATTGCGCCGTTGGCTTCACCAACTTTCACGGGAACACCAACTCTGCCTACTGGGACGATTGCAACAACTCAAACGGCTGCCGACAACTCAACTGCTATTGCCACCACAGCATTTGTCACCACGGCGGATAACCTAAAAGCAAACATTGCTTCACCAGCACTTACTGGAATTCCAACTGCTCCAACTGCAGCAGTAGCTACTGATACAACTCAGATTGCTACTACCGCTTTCGTGCGTGCAGAAGTCGCAGCACTTGTCAATAGTGCTCCAGGAACACTTGATACCCTAGGTGAAATAGCAACTTCACTTGCCAACAACGCCTCTTTGTCAACTACATTAACTGATGCAATTGCGCTTAAGGCGCCGTTAGCCAATCCAACGTTCACTGGCACAGTAACACTCCCGACTGGAACTGTTACAAGCGCAATGATTCTTGACGGAACGATTACCAATGCTGATATTAATTCATCTGCCGCAATTGAGTATAGTAAATTATCACTAAGTAATTCCATTACTACAACTGACTTGGTATCTGGCCCAGCTAGAGCAGGATTTAACTCTACCTTAAACGCGCAAACCGCAAGCTATACTTTGCAAACTACGGATTTAGCTAAATTGGTAACAATTGATTCTGCTTCCAATACAACAGTAACTGTGCCTAATATATTATCTGATGGAGATAGAATAGATATTTTAAGAAAACACCTTACTGGTGAAGTAACAATAACAGCAGGTGCTGGAGTTACAGTGTATGGTACTCCTGGACTTAAGTTGCGTTCTCAATGGTCGGGTGCTACACTGGTTAAGCTAGCTGCCAACACTTGGGTGGTAATGGGTGATCTAAAGGCTTAATTATGACAGTTCCAATAGGCAGTTCAGGCCGGTTCAAGAAAAGCTCCTAAGCCTACGGTAGCTGCACGGGACAGCGGATTCCACAGCTAATGCAACGATAACGGCTGCTGGCTTTGTTGTTGGGACAGTAACTAATACCAATATAACTGAAGGAAT